CAATTTATTTCCACATCTTTCATTCGTGGTATGTCATTTGATGATGCGATTATTATTGTTGATGAAATGCAGAACATGAACTTTGAAGAAATCGATACCGTTATGACTCGTGTTGGTTATCGTTCAAAGATTATATGGTGTGGCGATTATCGCCAGACAGATTTAAGAAAAAATAATGATAAGTCTGGACTGTTAAAGTTTTTTGATATCGCTCAACATATGGGCGCTTTCACCAGAATAGAGTTTACCGTTGATGATATCGTGAGAAGTTCTTTAGTTAAAGATTACATTTTGGCTAAATTAAAATACGAAGATATTAACGAAGGGAAATAAAATGTTAGATACTATTTTTTGGATTGCAATTGGAGCTTTTGTTGGTTGGAATTTTCCACAACCTTTTTGGGCTAAAATGATTCAAGAGAAAATAAAAGGCATGATTAAAAAATGACACTAGAACAACTAAAACAAATTATAGGAAAAAATCCTTATGCCGAATATTGGCACAATGCTCTTACTGTTTTGTTGCCTGATTATGACATCAATACACCACAAAGAATTGCAGCTTTTATGGCACAATGTGGTCATGAATCAGCAAATTTTACAGCACTAAAAGAAAATTTAAATTACCGTGCTGCAACTCTCCGTAAATTGTTTCCAAAGTATTTTCCAACAGATGAACTAGCAAATGAGTATGCAAATAAACCAAACAAACAGGAAGCAATTGCAAATCGTATCTATGCTAATCGCATGGGCAATGGCGATGAAGCATCTGGTGATGGATATAGATACTGTGGCCGTGGACTGATTCAATTAACAGGTAAAGAAAACTATTCTTGGTTTGCCGCTTCAATTGAAATATCTGTTGAAGAAGCATCTGAATATTTACAAACATTTGAAGGTGCTGCTCAATCTGCTTGTTGGTTTTGGGAAACAAATAAACTAAATCAATGGGCTGACAAAGGTGACATTCTCACATTAACAAAGCGTATCAATGGTGGCACCATTGGTCTTGAAGATCGCATTAAACATTATGAACACGCACTTCATGTATTAGGAGTTCATTAATGGATGATAAAAAATTAGCAAAAGGTCTAATTATTTTATTATTGCTTCCTCTGACATTGGCATATTTTGGTGGTGACCGATTCCGTTATCCTTGCCAAGATCCCCTGAATTGGGATAATGATATGTGTAAACTACCTTACTGTGATGTAACAAGAACTTGTCCTCAACATATTTTTAAAGGTCAAAATGATCCAAGAGTAGGACCAGGAGGAAATAAACCTCTTACACAAAATACACCGATAACACCAACAACTGGAGCAACTTGCAAATGAACTTGAATATTTTAAACAAAGAAGAAAAGAAAGACAATAACTTCATGTATACTGAAGAACAATTGATGGCTCGCCTAAAGTTCTTTATTGGTATATGTTTAGCACTTACATTATTTGGCATTGTGTTTGTAGTATTGTATTCGTTAATTTTTGTAACGCAACCTCTCAATGCTATTTCTCCAATTGATCAAAAATTCTTTGAGTTAATTATACCTATCGCAACATTTTTGACAGGCACATTATCTGGTATCATGTTGGCTGGTGGTGATAAAGATGCACAGAAGATGGCGCTACAAGCAGCAACAAGACCTACAACAGTATCACCAGCACCAACAACACCATCTACGCCAAGTCCATCACTCGGTGGTATGTCTTTAGGTGGCAACAGTATGAGTGCTGCACCAATTTCGCCAGCAACATCTTCTTTTACACCGTCTGTAACAATGAGTTCTACAGGTAAACCAATGCCTGTATTACCTCCTCAGCCGGAGATTTAATAAATGAATTGGTTAAATAGTATGTTATCTGATGGACACAATCGTTCTATAAGTAGTAAAAGAGTAATAACATTCTTAGCATTTTTAATATGCGCCTTTGCATTGATTGCAGATACATTTGGTTATAAAGTAACCCCATCGTTATTTGATTCGATGATATATCTCGTTATTGCAGGACTAGGTTTTACGGCTTCGGAAAAATTTGCTAAAAAGGAAAATAAAAATGAAAGCAATTAATACATTCGTTTGGTCATTTATGATTGTTTGTGGTTTTATGGTGGCTGATATGCCAGTCTCTAAAGCTGCTGAGACCAAAAAATCTTGTGTAACACAAAAAGATCCAAAGACAGGTAAAGAAAAAGAAGTTTGTAAAGAAATCAAAGTACACAAAAAATTAGAAGGTACTCCTGTACCAGAAAAGAAAAAATAATGTCGGAAGAAGTATCTGATCTGAAGGTTGATGTGGGTGTTCTAAAAACGCAGGTATTGACTTTATCTGCGTTATGTAATAAGATGGATCAAGTTATCGAAAAGATAGTGGATACCCACGACCGGCACATATCGAAAGTATACTCAGACATGGAAAACCGCAGATTAGAAACAGACGGAGATATTAAAGAAATTCATGATCGAATTGATATGGTATTGGACAAAATGGAAGCTTCAAATCAAAGAATCATGGATGAATTTAAATCTCTCCGATCAGATATGCAAGATCACAATCAAAATGAAAAAGAATCTTTAGACAAACTCCTACAATGGAAGTGGATGGTTGCCGGTGGTATTATTGTTATTTCATGGTTGATTTCTAATGTAAATATCAATACAATATTGAATTCAATTAAATAAATTATTTTTTATATTATGAGCGTTTTTATTGACAGGTCTTTCCTGATGATGGTATCTGGCAAGTTACAAAGATTTCAACGAAAGAAGGATGATCTTTATAACTTTAGATGCCCATATTGTGGTGATTCCCAAAAGAACAAAATAAAAACTCGTGGTTATGTCTACCGCAAGAAGAATGACTATTTCTTCATGTGCCATAATTGTGGTGTATCAACCACATTCTATAATTTCCTAAAACACGTTGATCCAGAATTAATAAAAGAATATCAATTAGAGAGATACAAAAACGGAGAAACGGGAAATAATAATTATCCAAAACCATCATTTGATGAATATAAAACAGAAAAACCAGTATTCAAAGAAAAATTAAAACTAGAAACTATTGCATCTTTGCCTAACGAACACTTTGCAAAGGTGTATGTAGAAAAGAGGAAGATACCAGAGAACCACTATTCAAATCTATATTTTACTGCAGATTTTAAAAAGTTTATAGAGGAACTTGGAATAGAAAAAGATGGTTTAAAAACTGATGATCCTAGATTGGTTATTCCTTTCTATGATAAAGAAAAAAATCTAATCGCACTTCAAGGTCGAGCACTTGGTGAGTCCAAACTCAGATATATAACTGTAAAGATGCATGATGATAACAAAAAAGTCTTTGGTTTGGATAGAATTGATGAAGAAAAACCTATCTATGTTGTAGAAGGGCCTATTGATTCGTTGTTTATTGATAATGCAGTAGCCACAGCAGACTCGAATTTACAATCGATTACCGAAGTTTTGGACAAGTCCAAAGTGGTTTTAATCTTTGACAATGAACCAAGAAATAAAGAAATCGTCAAGCAAATTGAAAAAGCCATAGATGAACATTATAATGTTGTAATATGGCCAGAGTTCGTTGATGATAAAGATATTAATGATATGATATTATCTGATTTTTCACTGGATGAAATTGAAGATATTATAAGTAAGAATACATTCGTTAATTTAAGAGCAAAAATGGAATTCGTGAATTGGAAGAAAGTTTAAATCATGAAAGTAGAATTAATATCATACACACAACCATCAGAACGGCTACAGCAATTGAACCGATATTTCCAATGATTAAAGAATTTGTTGGCAATGAAAGTATGACTGTATTTGTAACAAAATAATAATAAAGGTAAGATATGGAATATCTAGGTATCAATATTGATTTACAAAGAGATAATTTATTTGATGATCTTGGAATTAAAAGACTTAAAGAATCGTATATGCGTGAAGATGAAGAATCTCCACAATGTCGATTTGCTTATGTGTCAAAATCTTTTGGAACGGATTTAAATCATGCACAAAGACTATATGAATACAGCAGTCGTCATTGGCTCTCTTATTCTACTCCCATTCTTTCTTATGGCCGCAGTAAGCGGGGCCTTCCTATATCATGTTTTCTTAACTACATTGAAGATACTGCTGAGGGATTAGTTGATAATTTATCTGAAACAAACTGGCTTTCTATGCTCGGTGGTGGTGTGGGCATTGGCTTTGGTATTCGAGCCGCTGATGATAAGTCTACGGGTGTTTTACCGCATCTTAAAATATATGATGCTTCCTCTCTTGCATATCGCCAAGGTCGTACTCGTAGAGGCTCTTATGCTGCTTATCTTGACATTTCTCATCCTGATATCATTTCGTTCTTGGAGATGAGAAAGCCAACAGGCGATCCGAATGTTCGTTGTTTAAATCTACATCATGGCATTAATATTACCGATGATTTTATGAAAATCATTGAGAAGTGTATGTTAGATTCGGAGGCTTCTGATGATTGGGAGTTAAAAGACCCACATTCTGGTGAAGTTCGAGAAATAGTATCTGCAAAAATGTTATGGCAAATGATTTTAGAATTGCGTATGCATACGGGTGAACCATACATTCACTATATTGATACAAGTAATAGAATGTTGCCAGATTTTCTTAAAGAAAAAGGTTTGAAGGTTCATCAGTCTAACCTATGTTCTGAAATTATTCTACCAACAAATGAAGAAAGAACCGCAGTATGTTGTCTTTCATCTCTTAACTTGGAGTATTATGATGAATGGAAAAATGATAAATTGTTCTTACGTGATGTCGCTGAAATGTTGGATAATGTGCTCCAATTTTTTATTGATAACGCTCCTGATGCCATTGCTCGTGCCAGATTTAGTGCTCAACGGGAAAGAAGTATTGGTGTTGGCGCTCTCGGTTTTCATGCTTATCTTCAGCGCAATAATATTGCTTTCGAAGGAGTGATGGCGAAAGTTGCAAACAATAGAATGTTCAAGCATATCAGAGAGTGTCTAGACCAAGCAAACATATATCTCGGAAGTCAAAGAGGTGAGGCACCAGACGCTGCAGGCACAGGTAGAAGATTCAGTCATCTCATGGCAATTGCGCCAAATGCCTCATCTTCTATTATTATGGGTAACACCAGTCCTTCTGTTGAACCATATCGTGCCAATGCTTACCGTCAAGATACATTATCCGGTTCATCATTAACAAAAAATAAATGGTTAGATCAAATCATACAAAAGGAATCTGAAGGTAAACCAGAAGAATGGGCCGATGATGTGTGGCGTAGTATTATTGCTAATGATGGATCTGTACAACATTTAGAATGGATGGATGAAAATACAAAAGCAGTTTTCAAAACATCTATGGAAATTGATCAACGATGGGTAATAGAATTGGCTGCAGATAGACAACAATATATTGATCAAGCACAATCCATAAATCTTTTCTTTAGACCAGATTCACACATAAAATATATTCATGCTATACATTTCATGGCATGGAAAAAAGGACTTAAAACACTATATTATTGCCGTTCAGAAAAGATTGGTAAAGCTGATAAAGTATCTAAGAAAATTGAGCGACAAGTGATTAAAGAAATCGACATGACACAAATTGCTTAAGGTAACGATTGCATTGCTTGCGAGGGATAAATGAAAAAAACAGAATCAAATATAACAGAAGAAAGAAGTTACTTTAAACCATTCAACTATCCATGGGCCTATGATGCCTGGTTGAAACATGAACAGTCACATTGGTTACATACAGAAGTACCTATGCTTGAAGATGTAAAAGATTGGAAAAAGAAATTAACTAAAAGTGAAAAAGAATTCTTAACACATATTTTCCGTTTCTTTACACAAGGTGATATTGATGTGGCTGGAGGTTATGTTCGTAATTATCTACCATATTTTTCACAACCAGAAGTTCGTATGATGTTGATGGGTTTTGCCGCTAGAGAAGCATTACATATTGCTGCATATTCACATCTTATTGAAACTCTAGGTTTACCAGAAACAACTTATAATGAATTTCTAGAATATGGAGCTATGAAAGAGAAACATGACTATGTTCTCAACATATCAGCAAACAATTCTACAAAAGAAAACACAGCAACACATATCGCAGTATTTTCTGCATTTACAGAAGGTATGCAATTGTTTTCTTCATTCATTATGTTGTTGAATTTTCCAAGACAAGGTAAAATGAAAGGTATGGGTCAGATTGTTACTTGGTCAATTGTAGACGAAACTCAGCATTGTGAATCAATGATTAAATTATTCAGAACTTATATTGAAGAAAATCGTGAAATATGGACAGATGAATTAAAATCGAAGATATATACGATTGCAGAAAGAATGGTTGAATTAGAAGATAAATTTATTGACCTTGCTTTCGGCATAAACACGATGGAAGGTTTATCAGCAGAAGACGTTAAAAAATACATTCGATATATTGCTGATCGTAGATTGATATCGTTAGGTCTAAAAGGCGTATATAAAGTAAAGAAAAATCCTCTGCCTTGGGTAGAAGAAATGATTAACGCACCAACACACACCAACTTCTTTGAGAATCGTGCAACCGATTATGCAAAAGGAGCTTTATCTGGAGATTGGAGTGATGTTTGGGCTCACTAGGAGTTTTAAATGCATTACAAAAGCATATTCATTAGTGATGTGCATTTGGGAACGAAAGATTGTAAAGCAGAATTATTAAATAATTTTTTAAAACATAATACTTGTGAAACTCTGTATCTTATTGGTGATATTATAGATGCGTGGAAAATACAGAAAAATAAATGGCGCTGGAAACAATCACATACAAATGTCGTGAGGCGTGTGTTAGGCTACGCCAAAAGAGGAACTAGGGTTGTCTATGTAACAGGCAACCATGATGAATTTCTACGACCAATGATACCGTATGGTTTATCTTTTGGTCAAGTAGAAATTTGTAATCAAATCGAACATATTGGAATAGATGGTAAGCATTATCTTGTTGTTCATGGTGATTTGTTTGATGGCATTACAAGAATTGCCAAATGGTTATCTTTCTTAGGTGATTCTGCCTACGATTTTGTTTTGAATTTGAATAGTAAATTTAATTGGTGGCGTCATAAATTTGGATTAAGTTATTGGTCATTGAGTCGATATTTAAAATATAAAGTCAAAAGAGCTGTAGACTTTATGTTCCAATTTGAAAAAAACCTTGCAACACATTGTAAGAAAAAAGGTTATGATGGTATTATATGCGGACACATACACCATGCAGAGATAAAAGAAATTGATGGTGTAATGTATATGAATGATGGTGATTGGGTTGAATCCTGTACCGCATTAGTAGAACACACAAATGGCGTATGGGAAATTGTAACTTGGACGGAAATTAAAATATGAGTTGGATGCTTATATTGATATGTGTTAGTATAAACAATCCAAATGATGTTCCTGGAATTATAACAATGATACATAAATCACAAGAAGATTGTGAAAAGAGTTTATCTACAATGACATATTGGTTGAAATTTAATTCTTTTAAAATTGATGGAAAATGCGTAAAAAATTATTAATAATAACAGATAATTTACCAAATCAGATAAATGGTGTTGCTAGGACATTCCAAAATATTGAGAAGAACTTACTTTTGGATGGTTATCATGTTTTTTTTATTGATCCCAGGAAGTTCTTTTATTTTAATTGTCCAGGGTATCCTGAAGTTAAATTGTCAATTCCTTGGAAAATTGGCAAAAAGATTGCAGAGATATCTCCAGATCATATACACATCGCCACGGAAGGTCCTATTGGCCTTTTTGCTAGACTTTATCTTAACAAGCATCGTATACGGTACAATACTTCATATCATACTAAGTTCCCTGAATTTTTAAAAAAAATATATGGAATACCTGAAAAAATAACATACAAGTATTTGAGATGGTTTCATCGAGATTCTGAAAAAGTTTTAGTGCCAACACATCAAATAAAAAAACAATTAGAAGAAAAAAAATTCAATAATGTTGATCTTTGGACAAGAGGAGTTGATACTGATATTTTTAATCCGAATAGAAGAATAAATCCGAGCAACTATATAGTTTGTGTTAGTCGTGTTTCAAAAGAAAAAGGTTTGGATGATTTCTGTAATTTAAAAGGAAATAAAGTACTTGTTGGTGATGGTCCCTATTTACAAGAATTAAAAAAGAAATATCCAGATGTTATGTTTGTTGGTTGTAAAGAAGGAAAAGAGTTAGCTGAATGGGTTGCTAATGCTGATGTATTTGTATTTCCATCAAAGACAGATACTTTTGGAATAGTAATATTAGAAAGCATAGCTTGTGGAACACCAGTTGCATCATATATGGAACCAGGACCGTTAGAAGTAATCGAACCAATGTATAATGGTATGTATAGTGATGATTTACAACATTCAGTAAATGCTTGTTATCAAATAAATCGTGAGGGTGTTTATAAAACATCTAAAATTTGGACATGGGAAGAATCGACAAAACAATTTATAGAGGCCTTAAAATAAGAAAGATAATAAAATGCAAAAATATGTTTCTGGAGATTGTACAAACTGCGAATCTACTTATAATGTAGAATATATGGAAACTATGGTATCACAGGAATTACCCGAACATTGCCCATTTTGTGGTGAAGTCATCGAAGAATTAACAGAGTCCTATATAGAGGATGAAGATAATTTTGACGATGATGAAAAATGGGATCGATAAACTGGTTATATGATAGTAAAGATTTTACGGAAGACTTGATTGGTGATAATTACGGGTTCGTGTATCAGATAACTAATCTGACGAATAACAGAAAATACATAGGAAAGAAGTTTTTTTATTCTTCCAAAACCAAACAAGTCAAAGGTAAAAAAAAGAAGTATAAGGTACAGAGTGATTGGCAAACTTACTATGGAAGTAGTGACAGTCTAATGAAAGATGTGTTAGAATTGGGTCACGAAAACTTTAGTAGAGAAATATTGCATCTTTGCCGTTCTAAAGGTGAATGTGGATATCTTGAAGCTAAAGAACAATTTGTCCGTGGTGTAATGGAAAGTGAAGATTACTATAATACATGGATAATGGTAAGAGTAAGAAAATCACACATAAAGGAATACAATGCTAGAATTTCTAAAATACCTTAAAGATGACCAGTATGATGCATACTTTTTTCTACCAGGTGAGAAAGAAAATCAGATACACATAGAAGGTTCACTATACAAAGATCCAGGCGAAGGAATTGGTTCCAGTAACCTTGGACACAATTATCATGTTGTGCTATTCAAAGAAGATGAGGAACACAATGTGGTCGATTTGGACCAATTTGAGGGTGTTTTAGGTTGTCCTTTAGAGTATATGTCTGGACTATTACCATCTGACTGGTATGGTATTATTGCCAGAAAGACTACCACTTCTTCCGCCTTTGTGGACAGGCTGGTTGCCAGGTTGACCGAATAGTGATATCCTAATATATCTGGAAACTATTGAAAGTTTATTATGATTTTAGTTGATTTAAATCAGGTCCTATTGGCTGGCCTGATGGCACAAATTAATAGCCAAAAAGGTGTCAAACTTGAAGAAAATCTTGTTAGACACATGGTATTAAATATTATCAGAACTCATATTAGAAATTTTCGTTCAGAGTATGGCGAAGTTGTTCTATGTTGTGATAATCGAAAATACTGGCGTAAAGAATTCTTTCCTTTCTATAAAGCTGGCAGAAAGAAAACTCGTGAAAAGTCTGATTTAGACTGGCACATGATTTTTGATATTCTTGCCAAACTCAAACAAGAACTAAAAGAACATTTTCCATATAAAGTTGTAGATGTTGAAGGTGCTGAAGCTGACGATATTATCGGAACACTAGTACCTCGACATATTATGCATGAAAATATTTTAATACTGTCTAGTGACGGAGATTTTTTGCAATTACAACAATATAATGGAAAAACCAGTTTCAAAATAAAACAATACAATCCATCATTGAAGAAATATGTAACTTCTTCTGATCCTCTTTTGGAACTCAAAGAGAAAATCATTCGTGGTGATAAAGGTGATGGCATACCAAATGTATTTTCTCCTTCAGACTGTTTTGTCCGTGAACTAAGGCAAAAACCAATCACTAAAGGCGTTATTGATAAATTGATTAATGAAGATTGGCAAAATTGGCAAGATGATGTTGCTAAAACCGGTTTTTCTCGTAATCAGACACTAATTGATCTCAAAATGATTCCTGTTGAGATAAAAGAGAGAATCATAAATACTTACGATGATGTCAAACCGGCATCGAGACAAGGATTGTTAAATTATTTCATGGAACACAAACTGAAAAATCTTATGGAAGTCATCGAGGAATTTTAATGAAAAGTATATATGAAATTTTTGATTCTTTTGAAGAAGCAAAGTCAAAAGAACAAAAAATGAAAGTTATCGGTGACAATTTATCGCAAGTACTGGTTTCAGTATTAGAGATGACATTTCATCCAAAATATGAGTGGCATTTTAAAGAAATGCCTGAAAACTTTAAACCATTGGTTACTGTTCCTGGTATTTCTTATGCGAAACTACATACGCATTTGAGGAAGATGTATCTTTTTCAAAAAGGTCATCCAGAATCAGCAAATGTTACTATGGAAAGAAGAAAACAATTATTACTTCAATTCTTAGAAGCTCTAGAACCTAGAGAAGCAGAAGTTATAATTGGCATATTCAAAAAAGATCAAGGTGTTAAAGGGTTAACTTATAATTTTGTAAAGGACGCATTTCCTGACCTATTGCCAGAATGTACGAAAGAGAAAAAATAATAATAACAAGCGGCTCTTTTGATCCTCTCTCCAAAGAAGAAATTAAATTTCTAAAGAAATGTAAAAATAAGGGAGACTGGCTTGTTGTCGGCATTCATTCTGATACCTTTGTACATTGGACTTTAGGTGGTGTTGTACAAGATTACGAATCACGTAGAGAAATAGTGGAATCGTTAAAATTTGTAGATGAAGTATTTTATTTTGATGATTCTGATGGAACAGTTTGCCAGTTGTTGAAATTGGTGAAAATATGTTATCCAAATGCGGCATATACTTTTATATCGCATGAAGATATGCACAATATGCCTGAAATGAAAATTAAAGGCATAAATTTTGAAATTGTAAAAATAGGAGATTAGTAAGTGGGAAAGTTTGTTGGTAAGTTTCGTAAGAACAAAGAGTATAATGATGACTATACTTACACTAAACAAAAGAAACATCGGAATGAACACGCCGAGATAAAGAAAATCAAAAATCGTGATTTTGAGGATATTTTGAGTGATTATGAGAATGAAAATGTACCACAAAAACACAAAGGTTTTCACAACTATTCAGCATAAGTAGGTATGCTGCCTTTGATATAACGGAATTGGTATAATCCAATACTGTTGTTTCCATACAACACAGCCCCTTGACATTTCTATAGATCTGTTATAGAATATGTAATTCCTTGACTGGAGTTACATACTATGATGATCTATACAAAAGCACCAAAATCCAAAAAACGCAAAATTCCAAAATCTGTTCAATTGCAGAATCAGCAATGGTTACAATCATTAAGTACATTATTGCCTAAACATTCCAAAAATGTTTCCACAAGATTTGTCAATAAGATACCATCTTTAATGCCTCCTCCTGGCCGTGAACTACCAGAAATCGAATCCTTAGACACAGGTTTTAAGGGAGCGCTCACAAAATCTGGAATTATGAAAGATTATCACAAATTAACAAAACAGGATCGTGAATCTGTTGATCATATTGCTCAATGTGTAGCACCAATTCACAAAAGCAGTTATGTCTATGTCTCTGCCGGCATGAATCCTGCTTCACTTGGCAGAAAAAATGAGGTTTTGTGATATGCTGCAGAAAAATGAACTTGAATTTTGGTCAGAATGGTCAGAAATTGAGCCTTTTCTCGAAAAAATGACAGAAAAAGAGCTTGAAGAAATGTTAAAATTTGTAAATGCAGTCGGAATTGCAAAAATGCAAGCAAAATTATTACAAAATTCAAATTTTTATCACTAAAAAGGTTAAAAATGTTACAAAAATACGAAGAAGATCAAATTTATCGAGGTGTTGATGAGATTTTATTCAATCTCAAACACTTAGATGTTCAGGATGTAGCTTATTTTCTTGTAAAATATGATCCTGATTTGGCTAATCGCTTAGCTACAGCGATAGATTTTAATATTTTAGATAAGGATTTTAAAAAATAATGATTTCTTCAAATAATTCATCATGTGACTATCGTGATTTGTCAAAAAAAGAGCAAGAAACTTGGTATTTGTTAGATGAAGCAATTCGAAAAATGATTACTTTGTCACAATTTGAAAAAGACCTAGATAATTACCGGAAGTTAAAGGAACAGTACCAATAGTATGTTGTTTTTATGCAACACAGAATCAAATATTTCTTGCCTATTTTTGTTTTTTATGAGATAATGTTTACATTAACTCGGAGATTGTATGGAAATCATTCAAACAAAATCAATTCTTGCCAAATTAATGGCTACAGAAAATCTAATCATCGAACAGCGAAAAGTTTCAACCGCTTCATTCGATGTAAAGAATCGTGTTCTTACTGTTCCTGTTCTAGATAAAAACATTTCACCACAACTTTATGACCTTTTTATGGGACATGAAGTTGGTCACGCTCTGTATACACCTCTTGATGGTTTGATGAGAGTTGTAGAACTGAATATTCCAAGATCAATTGCAAATGTGATTGAAGATCATCGAATTGAAAAACGAATCAAAAACAAATATCCTGGTATTCGTAAACCATTCATACAAGGTTATAACGAATTAATCGAAAAGAATTTTTTCGGTACTAGTGGTGCAGATTTAAATAACCTAAACTTCATTGATCGTTTCAACCTTTTCAGTAAGGGTGGACCCGCTCAAGGTATTATTTTCAATGAAAAAGAAAAAGAACTTGTTGCAGACATCGATTCTGTTGAATCATATGATGATGTAATTTCTGTTGCTTTAAAAGTAACAAAATATCTAAAAGAAGAAAAGAAAGAAAAGGAAGAAAATGGAACATGGATGCCTGAAGAAGATGATGAATCTTTAGAAGGTTTAAGTGACTTTGGTGATGATGAAGAATTTGATGATAGTGATCAAGAAGATGGTGATGAACAAGGTTCTTTGTCCGATGAAAATGATGAAACAACAGATGATGAAAATTATGGAAAACAATCATCCTTTTCAGATCCTAGTTCGGATGGCATCGAATCGAAAACCGATACTATCTTTCAAAGGACACAATCTCAACTTTTTCTAGATGACAATCGATACTATTATTATGGTGATATTCCAAAATATGATTTAAATAAAGTTATTATGCCATATAAAGAAGTTTGGTCGGAATATAAAAAAGATTGGATAATTTTCAAACAAGCAAATAGGAATTGGATCAATCTAGAAAAAACTAAAGATATTGATACCAAACAATTTTTAAAGGTTCGTACAGATGCCAAGAAAATCGTATCCTATCTAGCAAAAGAATTTGAAATGCGTAAAAATGCAGATCAAATGAAAAGAGCCTCAGTTGCAAAAACAGGCGAGTTGAATATGAGCAAAATCTATGCTTATAAATTAACTGATGATATCTTTAAAAAGATGACCGTTATTCCTGATGGAAAATCGCATGGTTTGGTCATGTTTATGGATTGGTCTGGAAGTATGTTTAAAAATCTTAACAATACAATTAAACAACTAATCAATCTTGCTATGTTTTGTAAGAAGGTGAATATTCCTTTTGAAGTCTATGCCTTTTCTGGTAAAGATCAATTTACTACTGCATACAAACCTACTGAATCTGACATTGGAACAATTGCAACATATCCTCTTAAATTATTAAATTTAATGTCAAGTAAAATGTCAGCAGCAGAATTCACATATGCCTGTTCTGCTCTGTTAACTTTTGGTGACCGAAGAAAAGATTTTTGTCCAGATTTTATGCATTTAGGTTCAACGCCACTTAATGAAACAGTTATGGCCGCTATGGAAATTATTCCTAAATTCCAAAAAGACTATAAACTACAAATTGTTAATACTGTATTCTTAACTGACGGTGACGGACACAATTGTGAAAAAGTATGGACAAAAGTAACAAGAGATGACAAAAGTGAAGATATTGTACATGGATACAACGATGAATCTCTTGATATTGATGGTGTATGGCGTAAAGAATTAACACTAGTATTAAGAGATCCTTTAACCAAAAATCAAGAATATGTTTCACAGTTGAGATATGGTCACTCCAAAGAATTAACCGCAGCATACATTAAATTATTGAAAGCTCGTACAAATTGCAATGTTGTAGGTTTTTACATTCTGTCTGGTCGTGATTTTAATCATGAAATACGGAATTTATTACCAGATTTAGTTGATACATCTTCTCTGAAATTGAATTTCCGTACGAATAAATATTCTGTTATCACAACAGCAGGTTATGATGAATATTATTTGTTGCGAGCAGAAGGCCTAGATACTGATGATGATGTTGAATTTGTTGTAAAAGAAAATGCATCAACTAGGTCACTAACATCAGCATTCAAAAAATATGCTGGTAATAGATTGTCCAACCGAGTAGTTTTAAATAGATTCATAGGACTAATTGTATGATGACAAAGGAAAGAGAATTGATATGTTATACGGACATTACCGGTTCTCGATCCGCAATTATCATAATAGAAGAATCATACCTATTAACTTATAGAGTAGAAATGTGTATTAACGACAAAATCGTTGGTACACTTTTCTTTAAGAACGAAGAAAAAGCAAATGAGATGGCAAAAGCCTACGCATTTTTAGGAGGTTAAAATGAAATCAGACATGAGTGATTTGAGAAGAGCCGACATAAAATTCATCGAAAATAGATATGAAATTTCAATGTATGTAGGATATGAATTAATAAAGAAAGAGTATGTTAGCAGTTCTTTTGAAGCGAGAGATATTGCTGAACAATTTATATGTGATTATGGAAACTCAAAACCGGAGTTGTTAAATGAATAATAATGTTAAAGAAATTTTATTAATCGCACAAGAAGAATGTGCCGAAGTGACGCAAGCAATTAGCAAAGTCTTTCGTTTTGGATTTGATGGACTGTACAATGGAAACACCAACAAACAAAGATTAGAAGAAGAAATTGGTGATTTAATGGCTATGATTGAATTGATGATAGAAAATGATATTGTAGATAAATCTTCTATACAATTAGCCACAGGCCAGAAAAAAATTAAACTGAAAACTTGGTCTAAGATTTATGAATCCTAATGAGTTATTAAAATTACTCAAACACATCATAGTATGGATACCAGAATCTAACCCAATAAGAAAAGAGATACAGGGTATTATTGATCAACTAAGAAATAATTTGAGGCAACAACAATGAAAATATTAGTTACTGGTTCAGAAGGTTATATCGGAAAACATTTGGTTAAAATGTTGTTAGAAGATGGAAACACCGTACATACATTAGACATCAAAGGTGAAAGATCAGAAACACATTTTATAGTCGATATCAATAACGAAACTTTCATTAAGTATGGGCCACACGTAGGAAAAAAATATGATGCAGTTGTACATTTGGCTGCATTAGTCCGTGTTGGTGAATCAGTAAGAGAACCATATCGTTACTACGACACAAATATAAACGGAACATTCAAACTATTAAATAATGTAGATACAAATCATTTTGTTTTTGCATCGACTGGCGCAGCAAGTGAACCAAATTCTCCATATGGATTTTCAAAAAGAGCCGCAGAAGATATCGTTTCTGCAATGGCAAAGAAATTCACTATATTTCGTTTTTACAATGTTATTGGTACTGATGGTTTTCCTCCCACAAATCCAGATGGCCTGATGTCGAAATTAATCGATGCAATGGATACCGGCGAGTTTCGCATTTATGGTAGAGATTATAATACTACCGATGGTACTTGTATGAGAGAGTATGTCCATGTAAATGATATCTGTGCCGCAATTATGAGGTCGCTTGACAAACCAACAAACAAAGTGCATAATCTAGCATATGGTGATCCGAAATCAGTTGCCGAAATTGTAGATGTTTTTAAGAAGGTAAACAATGTAGATTTTAAAGTTATATTTGATCGCCGCCGTGATGGAGACCTCGAATCTTGTTATCTGAGAGGTGGTTCACAATTTATGCGTAGAAGTTACACCTATGAAGAAATGATGAGATATGAACTGGCAACAAATTGAAATCGAATTCTTCTGGCCACTCACAGAGCAGATATCATTAGATCTTGATTATACAGAATCGGATATAATCGAGTTCGATTTATTAACACAAACATTAGAACAGGTGGGATGTTAATTGGTCACATTTTTAATTTGTTTCTCAATATTCATGACCATAAGTTTAGGTCTGACTTTGTGTTTCAGAAAGTGGGGCACATACAGTAATTGGTGGAAAGATGATAAGGAAAACAAATGAATAAAAATTTATCAGTTGTTTCTGTTTTGATATACAACCTAATAATTATTTTTGGCACCGTATACATGATTCAAGTTTTCGATTGGTCTGTTTGGTGGGTGTTAGCCGCATTTATTTGTCTGATGTCTTTTGAAAAAAACGAAAAAGTTGAACTATCTGAAAAGTCAGAAGAAAATAAAAAAGAACTGATACAAGAAAAAGAAGAATTTAAAGATTCTCTCGATGCAGAAAAAAGCACTACTATAGTTGTTGAAAAAAGAAGATCTAGAGATTAACATGGATAAACCTGTATCTGATTGCACATCAGAAAAAATTGATGATCTCGACAAACTTTTATTAAAACATAATATTGATATAACAAGACAAACAATTCACATTTCAAAAGATAGATTATTGGATTTTATTGATGACCTCCGAAGAAACCAAAACAGAGAAAACTGAACTAGAGAAGAAATATCGTCACGGGCATTTTTTTCTAGTATCTGTTACTCTCAAAGGTGGATTTAAATTTGATATCGCTGTGAGAGGAGCCAATATGAAATCTGAACTTAAATTCCAAGAATCATTCAATAACACAGTTGAGATTCAAGAAATAACAGAAGAAGAATATAATAAAAAACATCTCGGAATAAAAGATAAGGTGGTATAAAAATGGCTGATCTAATAATAGGTTTAGTTTACACAGCAATAAGTTTTGGAATTATCATAGGCATCATTATAGCTCTTGGTAAAACTCTAGAGAAAATGATTGACAAATGAAAAAACTCCTACTACTTCTGGCATTAATTCCATCTCTGGCATATCCTTCGGAGGAGACCACCGTAGAATTCTCAGTTTACTGTATGAACGAAAAACAAATAAAGAATCTGTTGCAGAAGCACAAAGAAGTTCCTATGTTTAATATGTCTTCCACCAGAATTCTTAACGAAAAGATGATAAGACACTCTCCCACTACATTATTTGCAAATCCAAAAGAAGGTTCATGGACTTTGGTGGAGAAAGTAATGGATGAACTATACTGTGTAATCGCAACAGGCATGGGAATTACACCTATTACAACCAAAGATAATAAAGAAAAATTATAAAATGAAATATGATTGGAGAGATGGTGGCAATAGTGTGAATTGTTATTACTACTACAATACAGAAAGTGGTTTGGTTGTAGGACAAGTCAATAACGTAACACACACTAATATATGGGTTGCCAAGATATACAGATCTCATAATGATGAGCATTACCTTGGTCAATTCATTACACTTGATTTTTCTAAGTCGGCCATACAGAAGTACTTTGATGTAGAATCAAGAACATTATTAGAATCAGAATATTAATTAGGACTTTATTATATTATGAACCCACAGAATACCTCTCTAGTTTTTCAGCGCCCTTCCGGCCGCTGGACGCTTTATTAGAATACCAGATGAAAACCCATAAACCTAAAACAATCGCAGAGGTCTCTCCTAAGAAACTCAGAGAAAGGTGCGACTTTATGCTGACCTATCTTTTAGGTCCAGAAAATATAGAGAAATGGTGGAGTTCACCGAATAAGGCCTTTGATGGTAAAACCGCAAAGGAGTATTTCGAAACCGATCCATACGAAGTCTACTATTATCTGCTACGATTTACCGAATCAGGAGGGAGTTATTAAATGAAGGACACAAAAAAGGTACATATGATTGATCCACCAGGTGGATGGAAATATGGATTTCCTAAAGTTGTTCCAAAGACATTTGAGAATTGGGAAGAACAGAAAGCATGGCTCATCTCAGAAGGATATCCAGAAAAAGAGATTGATAAGATGGGTGAACATTTCTATTGCAGACATTGGGAAGA